CCAGATCCGTCAGCCCCTGGATCAGTGCCGGTAATATGGTGTTAATCGCCTGGGGCAAAACGGCGATGATCGCGGTCACCAGCGAGATGATTACCGCATTGAACCCGTCAAGGAAAGTCGGCAGCTGCTTACCGAAATCGTGGATCATCTGCGAAAACCCCGAGGTCAGGTTCGCGGTCAGTTTCTTCTGGGCTAACCTCAAATTCTCACCACTGAACAACTGTGCCAGTGATCCGGTCACCTGCGGGATCAGGCGGTTGATGATGTCCACCGACGATTTCATGCCGCCGGCAAACGTTCCGGCCAGAACATTACTGGCAGCACCAGCGCTGGACTTCAAGACATCCAGGCTATCTCTGAAACCATTGAGGTTATCCAGTGCGTCCTGAGACATTATCAGTCCAGCTAGGGTCGCATCATCGCCCAGTTGTTTCAGTGCATCCGCTCCGCCCAGGATCAGGGGGTTAAGGTCCTGAGCGGATTTGCCGAAAATCTGCATAGCCAGCGCGTCACGTTCGGTGGCGTTCTCCATTTTGCCCAGGGCCAGGATGGCGTCATTGAAAACAGCCTGATTGCTCCGGAGATTACCTTCACTATCACGAACCTTGACGCCCAGTTCAGAGAAAGCCTTGCCCACACCCTTGGTCGGATCCGTCGCAGCTCCCATGTTCCGGGTCAGCTTGGCCATGGAACCGGTCAGGGTATCCATTGGTACATCGATGATTTCACTGGCAAACTGGAATTTCTGGATCTGGGCGGTCGACAGCCCGGTCTGTTTGGCCAGGGTATTGATCTCATCCGCTGCCGTTGCTGCTTTCACGGTCATCGCCGTCAGCGCTGTCCCTGCCGCTGCTGCTCCGGTCGCATAGGCCTTGAGCGCCTGGGCAGCGCCGTTCACAACAGTGCCGACAACTTTTACCCCACCAACGGCCAGCTTGGCTGAAACTTCGCCGACTTTCCTGATACCATTGGCAACCGGCTCCAGTTTATCCAGAACCGCCTGTACTTTTTCCTTGACCGCAGCGAAGGCTGTACCGATGACCGACACCGATTTACTTTCTTCCTTCAGGCTATTCAGCTTGGATTTCGTCGTTTCCAGTTCGCGTTGGAAGGCTCGAAACTGTTCCGTATCAATCGTTCCAGCAGCGAACTGTGCCTTGACCTGAGCCTGAGAAGCCTTCAAAGCATCCAGCTTTTCTTTGGTTGCGGCTATTTCTTCCTTAAGAATCTGGCTTTTTTGCGCGGTCAGCGTGATGTTATTGGGATCCAGCTTCAGAGCCTTTTCCACCGTAGTCAATTCACTTTGCAGACTCTTCGCAGTAGAATTGACATTTTTCAGGGCCTTGTCGAGAGGAGCGGTATTACCATTGATCTCGACCGTGATGCCGCGAATTCCTTTAGCCATACCGCTCACCTCCTTCTTTGTCGACCATGTTTATTGCGTAAAGCCCCTCGATCCGGGGATGTCTGGTCCATGATCCAGCACTGTTCCAGGTATTTCCGACCCTCTTCGCTCTGCCCAAGCATGAAAATATATGCATCCCGGCGCAGGCTGAGATACTCTTCCAATTGCAGATCGCCGATTTCTTTGAAGTTCAGGCCGGTGTGGTCATGGACCAGACGTTCCCACTGGGTCAGGCACCGGTAATGGGATTCGGTTCCGGTGTCGGGGATAGAGGGGATTTGGAGTTTGGGTCTGACACGACCCCGTTGATAAAGGCCATGTACGCCTGGAAAAAGGTCTGAACATCCTCAACATCGAAGAGCTCGGCCAGATACTCATGCGAGATTTCGACGTGTTCCAGGTTATTCGACATGACAATGGCAATCAGCCCGTAGATTTCATCCAGCTGTCCGGCATCGTCCGTGATTCTACCGGACAACCTGTCGCGCAGACCCAACAGCGCATCAAAGACACGCTTGGTGGGCATCCGCACGCGGATGAGCTGGTTATTGATCAGGTTCACGGCCAGGAATCGCTTAGCCGATTGTGTAAAGTCCAGCATACATCAGCCCTCCTTACGCCTTAGCCACAACCGTGGTCTTGCCTGCTGCCTGACAATGTTTATCTCCATCGATTTCCGCAATGGCGATCTCATGCCCGGTCGTTGCAGTGATTTCAGCAATACCGTCCCAGACCGTCCAACCAGTAGACAGATCGTCATTGAACGCAGGAAGTGTGACACTGACTGCTGTCTTATATAGATATGTATTAAAAGGATCCAGCACGGGTGCTACGGTGATGAGGGTCTTACCGGTTGTCGTACCGGCAACGGAGGTAACGGTCAGTGCGATCAGCCCGGCGATGTCCTCTTCAAACAGAACCAGGGTGCCGTCGGAATCGTGCGGAATGGCCATGAACTCGGCATCGATGACGGTTTCCTTGTCCTTGGCAAAAGATAGGGCCAGTTCACCCTGGTTACCGCCGACGATCGTCACGCGGATATCACCGTCGGTGGCGTCTTCGTGCACGAACCGGACAACATAGCGCTTGCCGTCCTGGTTACCCACACCACCGATCTTCACCAGGCGCTTGTTGGTCACACCGTTTTCAGTAACCCGGGCGGTGGAGACCAGTCGTTTGAGGGTATCGCCGTTCCAGGTCATGATCCCGCTTTTGAGGGAAACCTCTTCCTTGGTCAGGATCTGCTTTTTCACAAGCCCCAGGTCATCCTCGGCAAGATAAAAGGTTGGTTTGTAGGTGAGCGTAGCGCCGCCCTGGATATAACCTAAAAGATTACCGGCAGTCTCGATTGCATTATCGGCCGGGATACTGCCGCTGTACTCAGTGACATACAGCTTGCCGCTGCCCAGAATGATTTTTTCTCCGTTTGTAGACATGGTTTTTATTTCCTTTCTGTAAGGGTGAATTCGTAACGGGTAGCGAAAAACTTCTCGCTCTCAATCCAGTCACGGTTGCGGGTATAGCTGATCGGCAGATTATCCAAGAGCTGCTCGATCTTGGCCTCATTCACGAAATCAATCGTTTCCGAGTAGAATTCAATGCCGATGTTGTGAGTGATAAGGTTGTTCTTAAGATCCGCTCCACCGATTTCAATCGTGTCTGTGTAGACGATCGCCGGTAGCGGCATGACACCTAAAAACCGCTGCTCACGAACGGGGAGCCCCGTTAGTTCCAGTAAAGCTTTAACGTCCAGCATCCAGCACCGCCTTTTCCGACAGTTCCTGCATGCGCCGCTCAGCCAGATCTTCACCAAATCGGATATGCGGGAAAGCCCTGGCACGACCACCGTTTCGCAAAGCGTGACCATGCTCCAATAGGTGCGTCAGCCGGTAGTGCGGGCTGGCCACATGCCAGACACGACTGTGGTTGAGCTTGTTCCCCGTATTAATCTTCTTGATCCGGAACGCTTTGACATACTGTCCTGTCGGCTGCTTGAAAGTGACGTGCGCCTTGATCTCGTCATTAACCTCCTGGGCTACTGTATCTACTGCTTCGCCGATTTTTTTGGAAACAGCATGTGAATACGACTTTAGTTCAGCTTCAATTGCCGCTGCCAGCTTGCTAACGTCCATGATGCATCACCGCCCGGAATTTTAATGACCTATTCTGGTACATGAAATTATCAATGCTTTGCACATCGTAGTAATTTTCACGAAAAAAGATGCGCGTGGTCTGGGGAACCAGGCCAGACAGAACGGGTGTGAACCGGACCGTAAATTCTACCGTGGATTGTGCCTGTTCGGAAGAAGCTGCCCAGTATTCGTTACCGGACAAACCATTGACCTGAGCATAGCATGAGAAAGAGTCTGACCAGGACTCGTTGTTATTCATGACTTGGATTGTGATGATGTGTCGTAGTTTTCCTGCTTCCATTTTCTAGAAACACTCCATTCGGTAGACTGACAGCAAAGCATTAACCGAGAATGCCACTTCGTCCTTAACTGATCCAGTCGCTTCGCGGTTTTCATACCAGTGTCCGATGAGGAGTAGCATCGCATGCCGAATAGTAGCGGGCAGGTTTTCATACCCCGCAACAAACCGGATCCGGACAGCGGATTTTGGGAATGGCGTGAACACCGGCCAGCAAGTGCCATATACTGGCATGACCCGGCCGGGCTCACGATCCGTGTCCACTACATACGCGGTTTCTGGCATCAGGTTTTCCGCACCAGTGCTGTCCCGGTAAGCGATCTCCGTTACCGAAACGAGCGTCGGGCAGGGGAGAGCGATAGCTTTGCTGCCGGAAGGAAAATTATCCAATACGATTTCCAGAGTCTGTTCTGCCAGAGCGTGGCGGGTGATGTTTTCGCAATACACGCGTGCTGTCCGGATCAGGCCAAGCAGCAGATCGTCCTCAGCCACATCGACCGGAAGGCGAAGGTGCTGCCTGACTTCGGCAAGCGTAAGCGGTTCTGTTTCGACCGGTGTGATTATCTTGATCATCAGGTGAGCACCTTCCTTCTACTTAAGTTATGAGCCGGCCATCTGGCCAGCAGCGATCAGCTTGGCCAGCAGCGCATTGAAATCCGCCACCAGCCCTGCGATCGTGGTCGCTTCGCTGTTGGCCTGAAACGCTGCCGGCTTCAGTTCAGTCCCGGAAAAGGTCAGCTTGCCACCGGAAACGATGTCCAACATACCGCCGATGACGGACTGATTACCGCCCTGAGTGGTGTAGTTTTTAACATTACTCATCCGTCGTCACCTCAAGCTTTCATCTGCAGAACCTGAATCGCCTCAGGCAGGATCAACTTGCCATCGACGCGCTGCGTGGCGCGGAAACCGACTTGACCGGTGGCAGCGTATAATTCGTTCAAACGCTGGAAAGATCGGCCTTGCCGATCTGCCAACCAATAGTAGGAAAAATCACCGAAAGCGATGGTCTTGGCCGAAGCCGCAGCAGTCGGGATATAGGCTGAGGTCTTAAGCGGACGGTTGAGGATGGTATCGGGCGTGCCCGCCTGGATGGATGGCTGCCACAAGTATTGACCAGCACCGTCTTTGAGTTTGCGGATGGCCTTGACTGTGGCGTCGTTCATGATGAACACGGCGTTCCTGCGATACGGTGCTTTCAGGGCATAATACAGATCGATGACCTCATCGACCGTGATCGCCGTGGCGCTAGCCGCGGTGATTCCGACCGTAGCGCCGCCGGTGGTGTTCAGGATACCAGTTGGCTTGCCCGTGCCGTTACCAATAAAGAAGGCCTCTTCTTCCTTAGTACCAATTCGGCGAACGAACTCTTTGACGATGTAGTTCTCCAGATTGAAGAAACTATCGTTCAGGAGCTCTTCCGAGACCTTGATCATGGTTGCCAGCTTGAATGCGCTGATGGTCACCTGACCAAAAGCGTCATCGCTGTCGGGGATCTGACCTTCCTCATCAACCCAACTGGCGGTGCCTTTCGACGCCACAACCGGAATCTTGCGGTCGCCAGTTGACGTGTAGATGACTCGAGCCAACTGGCGGAAGATGTTTTCTTCCTGCAATGCATCGACCAGGGTGCGCTCGAATTCGTCCGGAACCAGGTATCCGCCTTCAGAGTCTGTACCGACCTGCAGCGCGTTCTGGACATCAAACGCGTTTTTATTACGCATGGCGCGCCAGAATGCTGAGCGATATTCGTCAGAAGCGCGACCGGTCCTGACAAAAGCTTCCGGAGACTGCGGTTTGCTGCGAATGGGCTGGCTGGTCGGCTGGTTGAGTTCCAGATCGATCGATTGCTGGCGCTCGAGGCGTTCGATTTCCTTGCCCAGTGCGACGACGTCTGTTTCCATTTTTTCATAGACAGTGGTGTCTTCAGCGCTGATCAGGCCGTCGGTGCCGCGCTTGCTGTCGAGAAACGCCTTGGCGGTTTCCCAGGCTTTGGCACGCTTTTCGCGAAGTTCTAAAATCTTGTTCATGTTTGTTGCCCTCCTATGGCTTAATTAAAAAGAGCCGCTTGTCCAGCGACTCTATCGGGGTACCGGGTTTCGGTTTTGGTTGTGGTTTGGGTAGCTTGCCGAGCAGGGAGTTGGTCACCGTCGCTCGGCTGAACAGTAAGCTCTGTCCCGAGTTCGCTGGATCGACGAGATCGGCAAACATGATCTTGTCAGCAAAGCCCAACTCCACGGCCTTTTTAGCGTTCATCCAGGTCTCGGCGTCCATGAGGTGCGAGAGCTTGGCTCGGGAAAGGCCGGTCTTGACTTCATAGGCGTTGATGATTGATTCCTTGACCTCGTCCAGTAATGCTTTAGCTCGCAGCATTTCTTCGCTGTCACCAATAGCAACAGTGCTCGGATTATGGACCATGAGCATGGATACTGGTGACATCAGGACTTCACCACCGGCCATGGCGATGACGCTGGCGGCGGATGCGGCCAGACCGTCGATCTTAACGGTTACCTTGCAGGGGTATTCCATGAGCATGTTATAGATCTGAGCTGCTGCGAACACGTCGCCACCGGGTGAGTTGATCCAAACAGTGATATCGCCGGTGCCTGTGAACAGCTCATCTTTGAAGATTTTTGGTGTGATCTCATCGCCCCACCAGGTTTCCTCGGCAATGGGGCCGTTGAGGTAGAGTGTGCGCTCGCCTTCGGCCATTTCATTGCGAACCCAATTCCAGAATTTTTTCATTTTGAGGTTCCTCCTTATGTTTAAATACTGAAAGCAATTTGGACCAGCTTCTAACGCTGATAATCTTGTAAATTGTCATAAAATAAGCGATTGTGGACGAGCTTTGTCGCAACAAAATAACATTTTTATGATCTGTGTTATAATTAATTGAAACATTCATGTAGGGGTTTGGAATCTTGCATAATAGCAGGATATAAAAGCAGAGGTTTGAGTAATGAAAACGATGCTTATTGTTCTAATCATTCTACTGTGTCTGACAGCCTGTTCCAATTTACCCGATTCAGCCACTAATGGAACAACTGATTTCCCCTGGATCGAATTGGCTGATCTACCCAAAAACTATCCTCCCGACACAGCACAAGCTAACGGGGACGTTGTTAGCGTTCACGGGAATGCAGATAATGTGCAGCGGCTTGATGAGTTCATTGAAAATATCAAAGCCCAAGTCAATGACCGTGTGCGCATCACCCAGTACACTACTGAGGGAGACGCGATAATTTACGATTTGATCTGGGACGGACAGCAGATACGGATGATCATAGACTCCACGCGAGACAAGTTTGGCGGATCGGAAGCCCAGAAGATTGATGAAAAAGTTGTACAGAAGATTGTAATTGAAGAAAGAGAGGAAAGCGTAGTCTATTATGCTGTAAATGGTGACGATCGGTGGATGATTTTCGGATACATCCCTGACTGAATATTTTGATCGTCACAATAGCTAAAATTGATGTGCTTTCATTTTTGAGATTCCTCCTTTGACCCGTAAAATTTCCCAGCTTTCGAGAGTGGCAGCATGTTTCCATTAACTAGGTATAAGTCACCGCCGTCTTCGGCAGGGATGCGGTTCAGATCATCGAGCTCGCGAATGTCATTGGCGGACATCCAGCCGTTCTGTCGACCCGTGGCATAACCGGCCATGCGGCTGGCATAGTCGCCGCGCAAAAGGCCGTCGACATTGAACTTGATGAAATGAGTGGACTTTTCGGATGGAAGAAATAGCGATTTGTTGAACGCCTGTTCCCAACGAACCACCCATGGATCCAGGGTGTACTTCACAAATTCCAAGCTCTGTTGTTCGATGTTGGAAAAGCTGGACTTTTCCAGATCACCGACCATATGTGGTGGAATTCTGAAAATTCGAGCGATTTCATTGATCTGGAACTTCCGCGTCTCCAAAAACTGTGCCTGTTCGGGCGGGATACCGATCGACTGGAATTTCATACCCTCTTCAAGAACAGCGACGCGATGAGCATTACCGCTGCCCTGATACACCGAGTTCCAACTTTCGCGAACCCGAACTGGATCCTTGACGATGCCAGGATGTTCCAGCACACCACCGGGGTTGGCACCATTGGCGAAAAAGGATGCGCCATACTCCTCCGTGGCGATGGCCATGCCGATGGCGTTTTTGGCCATGGCGATCGGGGAGTAACCGATGAGCCCGTCAAACCCCAGACCGGGAATGTGCAAAACATTTTCGTGTCGAAGTGAATAATCACCGCGATCGGTTCGGTATTGGTAAATAATTTCACCGGTTGCAAGACGATCGACTGTCATCTTATCCGGCAGAAGCGGGTAGAGCGCCAGGATCTGGCCTCGGCCATCCCTGATGATCTGAGCATAGGCATTGCCCCATAATAAAAGAT